TGGTAACAGTAAGCAGGCCTGCTGAAATTGTATAGCTCCCCGTCAGCTCTTTTGTGACTACTTCGCTGCCCGCCCCTTCGAGCTGGAGCTGGAAAAACGTCTCTGTAGATTGGCCGAGCCATAGCAGGCCGGTTAGCTCCAAGCCGCCGTCCAAAATAGCGTTCTCGATACGTTCGGTTTCCCCGGTGTCGATATACCGGACGTTGATAATACCTTTCCAGTTTGCTGGTCTCATGATAATCCCCGTTGCTATATCTCGTGAGTATACTTCTTTGCCATGTTACAAGGCAACGTCGTCGTCAATTATTAGGCCGGTGCTTATAAGCTCAAACCTCGTTCGTTGCTTCCAACCTGTCTGCTCAGTCTTCAAAGAATCGTTCGCGCCGCGGCTTGTTACAAGCTGGTTCCACCCGCACACGTCGGCCGCCGTATACGGGTTTGCCGTGGCGGTTGAGAACGCCCCCTGCCACCCGGTCGCCTCGTTTAAGACGGGAGGCTTCAGCACAGCCTGAGTCGCTGCAAACCAGCCCGTTGCCCATAGGAGAGGTAACGGGATAAGGGACGAAACTGTTTGGCCCCAGCCCCTCGCGTCCCTTACTTCCTCGCCTATGCGACGCGAGCCCGTAGCTGTTGACCAGCCTTGGTTCTGGCTCTGCTCCTCTACGCCCCGCAAGATCCCGTCGACGCTTGTGTTGACCCCAAGGATTGATGCCGGGTGCGCGTCCCTGCGTTCGAGCCGCTCGACCCTCCGCCCAATCTCATAAGCTGGATCCACCCCGCTCAGGCTCCTCCGTGGGATGTTTAGCGGCACGCCTTCGCCTTGTATAATCTCTGTGGGGCTCGTGAGCGTTATCGAAACAGAAAGGTCGCTGCCGTCGGTCGTTCTGGTAACGTCGGTCACGTACAAAGGCGCTGTAAAGTTTGGATCAATAAGCGAGACGTTTACAATTTGGTCAGGCTCCCACCCAACACCAACGACTTCGAGCTGAACATCATAGGCTGGATAGGCTCTGTACTTCAGAAGCTCGTCGAGTTTATTGGACATGGCGCGGATTGTATCGCCGCCACTATCGCTTAGGGGGGAGGCGTCCCGACGGCCATAGACCTCGATTGACTTTTGGTCAAACCGCTCGACCCAGTGGATGCCGCGAACCTCCAACTGAACTGTCATCTGCCCGTTTATAGCGATGTTCGCGCTTATGGACTTATTAAGCTCTACAATCCCTGCCTCATCAACGCTGCTTACTTCCAGGCCAAGGTCACGCCACTTTCTTTGAACAATCCGAGGCTCTCCAACGACTTCAACGCCGCGAAGCAAGCCGGGGTTAAACTGGAAGCCGTCGATACAATCGCCTGATTGGAAATAATTGCTGAGGGAAAGCGTTTTGTATGCCCACGCTTGCCCCCGGTACACATTATAGACGCCTTCCAAACTCTGCTTCAACTGGAGGGTATCGCGAACAATGCCGCGAGCACCCTGGGTAATATCCGGCCCTGGATTTTCCAGCGGGTCAAAAAAGAATAGGGTGTTGCCCCGGATCTTCCAAGCCCACTGGGTCATGAGGCAGACTTCCTCCATGACGTCATATAGGCTGTCAAACTTGCTCGCGTACTCAGCAATCAAAGTCGCGTTCGTATCAACGCCCGCGAGGGAAAGGTTGCGAAGGGTGGGAGAGCCTGCTGCGTGCCTTTGGAATGCCTGGATCACAACGTCAGAAGCTGCCGTGCGGCTCCAACGGTCGAGGAACCGGGTATGGCTCGCGAGGTATTCCAAAGAGCGGCACTGAACCCGCTTATAAGTAAACGCCCCTGTCCGGCTCTCTGTTACATTCGTTATAATAACAGACCATGTTTGGGAATCGCCGTCCACAGTCTGCGTAACCGTTACCGGCTCCCCGATGAGAGCCGCGTGAAATGCGACAGCCTGCCCCGGAATATCGAGCAGCTCCAGCGCAAAGTCGATCGACACGACCCGCTCAGAGCTGCTCTCTTTTATTGAGCAATCGTGTACCAGCGCCGGGAGCCCGGAGACGGTTACTGTTTGGGAGAACTGGCCGAAAACAGGCATCAGAACGCCCCCGACATTTCAAGCCCTCGACGGCGCATCCGGTCGAGCATATCTTTGTCGTCTCGGATAATCGCGTGGCGCATGTCCACAGTGACGCCACCGGCAGCTCCTCGACCTTGGCCGCCGCCAGCTTGCATAGATACCTCAGGAGATACGTTCTCAGGCAGCCCGTCAAGCTCGCTATTGACCCCCTTGACCAAGCCGCGCGTATCCCTTACCGCTCCATCAGTCATGCTGCTAAACTCATCGAGAACCCCGTCAACCATATCAGGGACAATCGAGTTGCCGACAACCGCTTGAAACATCGCCTCTATGCTCGCAATTACGTTCTGGGCCATATTCTTAACATAGTTGACGACGTTCATAACCATATTCTTCACGGCATTCAGAGCCATCGAGCCCATCTGCGAGAAGTAATTGACGACTGCTTCGACCATCGAGCGGATAACGGCAACAACCTGCCCAGGCATCTGAGCGATCCGCTCGATTACGCCGCTAACAAACTGGGTCACGATCTCGATAACGCTCTGGACACCATTCGACCAAAGGGCATAAACCCCTGTCCAGAATTGCGTAAACATCTCGATAATTTTGGCGCCGCCGGAGCTTATAACGTCCCAAATCTTGCTGTAGAGGTCGATGTAAAACTGGATAATCTTTTCTACACCAGCGCTAACAAATTCGATAACCTTGGTGAAGCCTTCTTTGATCGACTCCCAAGCTGCCTTTAAAGACTCAGCGAGCTTTTTGCCGGCAGCTTCCCAACCCCCAAAGTGCTTAACAATAGCTTGTACCGCTTTCACAAGAAGGTAAATGCCCGCCGCCACGGCCGCGACAATTGCAATAATAGGCCCGAAGGCTACCAACAGAGGAGCAAGGGAGGGGGCCAAAGTAAGCATCGCAACCTTTACAACAACAAACGCCTTGGTCAGCGCGCCCAGCACAGTGACTACCTTCCCAACGACAAGCAGAATAGGGCCAAGAACCGTTAGCAGGCCCGCCGCGATCGCTAGAAAGTTTTGAACCGGCCCCGGAAGCGCGGCGAACGCCTGAGCAATTCCTGTTAGAACGCCGGCAAAAGATTTTACGATTGGAACCCCGTCGCTTTGCATCCACTCGACAAAGCTCTGGAAGACGGGGAGAAGGTCGGAGCCGATCGAGATAGCAACAGCCCCAAGCTGCTTCTTGAGGGTGTCCATCGAGTCGTTAAACTTCTCAGAAGCCAGCGCAGCTTTGTCGGAGATCCCAAGGCCAAGGTCTACAAACTGTTTGCGCAGGACATCAACTTGCTCTCCGCCTTGTCGCAGCGCAGGGCCAAGCTGGCGGCCAATCCGATCGCCAAGAAGCCCCGCCGCGATCCCTGCAGCTTCTGCGTCCGTGTCGGTTGCTTTTAGCTTCACGATCAGCTTGTCAAACGCGGCGGCGGAGGTTATTGTGCCTGCTTCGATTTCTGCTTGGCTGTAACCTACCTGGGCCAACGCTTCCGTGTACTTCGTGTTCCCTTCAGCAGCCTGCCCGATGCGCGTGTTGAGGCGGCCAAGCGCCCGCTCGACGTCGGCAGTACCAACTTTCGCAACTTGCTGGAGCGCGTAATCTAGCTGCTGATACTCCTGAATGGACATGCCGACTTGGCGCGAGTTCTTCGCGACCTGATCGCCCATGTTCGCCACTTTGCTGACAAGCCCGAAGGCCGCGCCAGCAACAAGCCCTATGCCGGCGGAGAACTTCGACATAGTTTTACCAGCGGCCGTTGTTTTCCGCCCGACAGCTTGCATGCCGTCGCCAAGGCGCAGCAGCTTCTGGTCGGCTGAGGTCGCGTTCCTCTCGACGTTAGACAGAGCCTTGGTGACGGCATCCTGGCCTTCGAGAGCGATTTTGCCGACGATCTTAAACAGTTCGAGCACGGTCACGCTCCATTATTTTTCGAGCCAGTGCAAAGTTCGCTTCCTTATCCTCTCGCGGTTTTTCGATCTTTTCAGATAACCCAAGGTGTTCAAGGAAGTCGTGGAAGCTCTTGCTTCCTGCGTGCCCCGCCATCCAGGCACCGAATGCCTCTACAGTTAGAACCTCGCGCGCTTCTTTGGATTGCCCTTCGAGAGCGGCCTGAGACACTCGATAATAGCACCGAGGCCGGAGGCTGTAGAGGTAATCGAGTGTCCAGCCGTAACGGCTGAGCAAGCGATCCTCTACAACGCCACGCCCTAGTCGAGCATCCCGCGCGCTTGCGCGAAAAAATCAGCAAGCTCCGGGTCAGCTTTAATCTGCGAAATAATTTCTGTAAGGGTAGACAAAGGCTCATCCCGGAGTTCGTCAACGCTCATCCCCGCCGCGCCTGCAAGGAACTTAAACGCGCTGACCCTGCTGTGCTTTAGCAGCGCTTTGATAACTTCGCCGCCTACCTCTGCAGACACGCTTCCATCTCCCTTGTTAGCGTTTTGCGCGCGCGTCATCAGCGTTGGGTCGAGGTGCTCGATTGCGTCGGCAAGCACTTCCGAAAAGTCTAGTGCCACGCCGGCAGTCAAGCGAACTTTGATTGGGTTATTCTGCGTTTTTTCAACCACGTTTTACACTGCCTCTGTTGGAATGCGGATTTCCCATGGGCTCGTTTCGACGTCGGAAGGGTCGAAGTGAGCAGCGAAGGTAACGGCCAAACTCGCCTCGTCATCGTCAGTTGTTTCGATCTCAAAGTTGCCTTCTGCCAGCGCGTTCTTGAGAATAAAAATTACATCTTGCCCGGTGTCGCGACGTCGCCCGACCAGCGCAAGATTTTTCAAATATGCAGACTCACCGGGAAACCCTACGCCGCGAGTTATAACGCTCATTTCAGTTGGCGCAGTTCCTGTAGTCGTTACCGTAGAACCGATGAGCGCCATGCTGAAATTCTCAGCCGTCATTTCAAGAAGGTTCACGGTGATCCGCGCGTGCTCCTCGATAATCCGCCGCGCTCCCTTCATAGGCCCGCGCACCCCGTCAATTGGGATCTCGCGAACCTCTTGCTCAATGACAAACGTCGCGCCTTCGCGGGTTGCCCCTAACAGGCGCTCATCAGGCTCTTCATAATCCGCGATAACGGTGCCCGCGTCGATGATCATCCGCTTTACTGTGTTTGTAGATACTGACATTTTATTTCCCCTTGCCTCAGACGGTTATTAGACCTTGTATGGCGTCAAAAGTCTTTACCCCAACGCCATTTACTTGCAGCAGTTCTTCGCTCGCGGCGAACGCCCCTGTGTCGAGCCTATGCTGTTCGATAGCAGACGCGACCTGGAAACTGACCAGCGGCAGATTCTGGAGTTCCTCGACGCTCGCATCATTTATATTCAGGAGTGAAAATGCATACGTCTCTCTGCCCGCTCTCGCGGCCGTCGCTGCCCCTCGGAGCGTCCTGGTACCGAACGTCAGCCTCCAGCGGGAAACCCCAGGGGTGGGCTCCTGCAGGGCTCCGCTGTTACGTAATTTGATCCGGGAGCTTCCCCGTTCAGTTTCGACGTCTGTATAGTCCAGAAGATCTATGATTCTGAAAGAGATCGCCCGGAGCCGCGCGAGGCTGGTTCCATCGTCCCAAATGTTAATTTCCAGCTGGCCGTTGCTTACAGTCCCATCCATATTTGCAACAACGCCCTCATCGTGAGCCACAACAATATACGGCTGGCGGTCGGTCGGAGACCAATGCGAAAAAACAGCAGGCTCTCCGGTAATCGGCTCGACGGGGAGAAGGGCAGAAACCCCCGGATCAGCTTTGATCACGGCAATAATTTCAGGGAGCATCAGTCCACCCTCTCAGCGAGCTTTCGCTTGATTTCTGAAATCGCCCGCTCGACCGCTTTAACAAAGAATGGACGCGGCGCAATATGCTTTGTTCCAAGCTCAAGCCAAGGCGCATATTCTTTGTCAGAGCCCACATAATAAAAAGGCGCGTTTGAGCCGCCGGGAGCGGTCGAGATTGAGCCCCGGAGATCGCCGGACAGAACGGCTGGGCTCTCGCCAGGGGCTGATGCAACGTGCGCCTCCCCGGTCTTTGACACCTTGTATTCTGCGCCAGTTCTCTGCCCTGTTAGTTGCTGCTGGATCTCGCGCTGAGCAAGTAGCGCGGCCGCTTTCGCGTTCTTCCGGCTCCCGCTCTCGATCTGGGCAACGACTTCATTGAAATTAAATGTCGAGCGGGTAGCTGCCATCAGTAACCTCCAACTTGGCTGTAAGGTACAATCCGCGCTTCGGTTCATCAACCTCTCCATCGACCGCCAGGAAGACAGAGCGCGTCGTGATGTAGACTTTATCGCCGGGCAGCAGCCCTGAATCGCGGAAAGCAACAAGCGTGTAGCTTCCGCTCGCGCGCTCGTTATCGGCAGAGACCTTCTCTGCTGGCGCAAACGTAACGTCACAAGGGTGCGTAGAAACAAGCGCAAGCTCCTCGAAGTAACCGCCGCCGCCGTCGGGTTGCTTCGCTCCTCTCCAGATCTGCATTTCGTCAAAGAAGGCGTCCCCTGAGAAGTCTGAGAGCGTTGCTTCATACAGCCTGCGCTTCCCTCTCCTCGACTTCCGAGGGTCAACCTGAACGATCTCGCGAGCTGTCAAAGGGATTGATGCGAATACGCCATCAGCAACCAAGCCGCCTATCTCAAAAATGTCGGTTTTCAGATAGGCTTTTGACGCCCCTGCGCTTGGCAAACCGCCGCTAGGAGTAGCGCCTTTCAGAGCAACCCGCCCTAACAGGTTCTGCGCAGGGGCATTCTTGCCCGGCGGCCAGTAAGTAATCGGGTGCAAAAGGCTGGTCATAAAACCGCGAACCTCGCTTTCCGCATATCAGCCGCGCGTAACTTCCCGGAGGTATCGAGAGCAAGAGCCATCTGCCCGTACTGAGTCGACTTTAGACCAACCCCGTTCGCGTTCTTCCCCTCGAATGACCAAGAGCCCGTCCCCACGCTTTCGCTCGTCTCGCGAGGGTCAGCGACCGCGAGAAAGTGAGCCGCCAACCACGCCAGAACAATCGACCCCTGATCATCGCTCAAAAGCGCCCCGACTCTCGCGCTGTAAAGAGCGGTCGCTGCCGAGATAAATGGCGCTGGATCCAGTTCCGTTTCAATCAGCGCTTTAACCTCAGCGCCTGTAGTGGTGGCAGCCATAGATTAAGCCTTCTTTTGGGTGGGCTTCTTTCCCGCCTCAGGAGCCGGATTCACGGTGAGCTGAGCCTTTTGCTTCTGCTCTGCGGGCACGGCTTCCGCCGCTTCCTCGTGCTGGAGATCCAGAAGGTTCAGCCCGAACGTCTTGGCTTGTTCCTTAGTCATTTCCACGACGTCGCCAGCGACATAGACAAGCCTTTGGTTATTTGCGCCACGGCGCAATAGCTTCCCTTCTTTCAACTTGTAGTGGGGCATATCAGGTTCCTCTGCGTTATTAAAAAAGGGGAGCCAACCTTGTCGGCGCGCTCCCCTTTCCAGTTACTCCGCGTTACCGTTTCGATACTACGCAGGGCGCAAGTGAACGATACCGCTGCGGCCGTCATAGTCAGACTTCAAACGAACGGCCCAGCAGGCCATTACCTTAAAGTTCTCTGTCATGCCGCCATTAGAACTCCACTGTACAGTCGTGATCGGCTGCGCAATAGCAAGGTCTACGGTGTCGCGAGTCAGCTGTACCAACAGCACGTTATTCGCGGCCAGGCGATCAGCTACAACCACCCTGTCGACGCCGCCAAGAGCCGTTAGGCGCTCGCGAACAGTCCGTGGGTATTGCTCGCTGAAGTCTTCATCCAGCTTGTACTCATAACCGCGAGGAACGTACAAAACGAACGGCCCATACTTCTTGTCTTCGCGCGCTGCTTGCAGCATACTTTGAACATCGTCCAAGATCGTCGCGTTTTGCGAGGAGGTGAGCGTGTCCCAGTTGGTTGAAAGGTCGATCTGCGAGCGGCCCGGCTGAGTCGTGTAGCCGTACAGCTTCTTGCCGTCAACTTGGATCGGAGCGCCGCCAAACAGCATATCCTCTGACCGTTCGGTTACGCGACGCGAAGCAATCGAGGCTTGAGAAACGTCGATGGACTCACCGACCATACGCGACGCCTCAAGGCGTCGAAGGTTCACAGAGAAGTCTTTGTGAAAGATTGGCACAGGAACGTCGCGCAGATTATACGCTACCGCGTCCTGTTGCCCTTCGGTAATCCCAGACATGGAGACGTCAGCGCCGGTCATATCGCTCTCCTCCTCCCACTGGGAAAGGGTGATGCCGAGCGATCCGAGGTTATGCGTCAAGCCCGCCGCTTGAAGGTCGCGAATGCCTACAAGGCGATCCGTAGCGACCTTGATAACTTCTGTATCAATATCCTTCCACTCGTCATAGCGCAGCAGTGCGCCGTCGTTGGCGACCAGGGGCTGGCCGGAGTTCGAGATGATGCGAGGCTCGCTGTTCTCGTTTAAGAACGGCCGCATTTTGTTCACGTTCAGGCGGCCGGTGCCCATTACATTCCCGGCTGCGTCTACAAGCGCTTTGCTAGGCATCAGATTGCCTCCACTTTAATACGCGCGGCTGCTGGGCCGCTTGAATTGTCGACTGCTTCGAGGGACTTGGCTATTGCTACCCCGGTCGCGAGCGTCACGAGAGTTCCGTCACCCGCGCTTTCGAGATAAGCGCCGTCAGCGATCGCGCTGGCACCGGCGGCCACAAGGGCGTTAACCTCAACGCCGGAGTAGGCCACGCCATAAAGCACGGTGTCCTCATCTTTGTATTCTACATCAATCCCGTTGCCGATAACCTCGTTGGCGCGAGCGAATGCGGGAGTTGCTGGGCCGCCAGCGGTCGCGTGGACGATTACGGTGCCGCCAGCAGCGCGCTCAACTAGCATACCAGGGACGATACCGGCAGCGCCAGCGATCCCCTCTTTGCCAAGGGGAGCGCCCTTCAGGAAAATGACTTTGGCTTCTGTGCTGCTAGACATATCAGGCTCCCTTTGTATTCATAGCGGCGAAAATGTCCGGCGCTTGCATAGATTTGGTTGACTCAGATTCTGCTTCGGAGTCGTTAACGGCCAAAGGCTCGCGGCCGCCGCGCGCTGAGTAATTCGCAGCAGGCTTCAAGCCGTTCGCGATCGTCTCAAGCGTGGGGACATCCATCGCTTTCAACTGCTCCTCAGTCATAGTCGAGTTCGCGGAGATCTTCGCGACCAGAGTTTTGCGGTGCTCGGTGTACTGGTTCCGCGCAAAGGAAAGGGCTTGCTTGTCCTCGTCGGATAGCGCCTCAACCTTCTCATTCACTGCCGGCTCAGTCGCCGGGATCTTCCCATTTGGCATATTATCGCCCTCATTTTGAATTGCGCCCGGCTTAGGAGCTTCATTGTTACCTTCAGGCGTTACGCCTTCGGCAGTTACTATGTATGAATCGCGAAGCATTTTCAACGTCTCCATCGACAAGTCTACAAGCCCATACATATCCTCTGGAACAAAGGGAGAGCTGTCAGACGACAAGAGATCAGCGACCATTTGCCGGAAGTCGTCAGGGGAGCCCCGGCGGTTTGTTTCCAGCTTTAAAGCGTCCATCCAATTCGGTTGCCCGTTTGTATCGAGCGCCAGAGGGTCTTTGCGGCCCAACGCTTTGTTAAGAGCCTCGACCGCGCTGCGTATTTTCTGAGTCATTGCATATCCCTCTGTTTGGTTTGCCCTTACGCCACACCCGTCCTCGAATGAGCAAGCGCCCGGAATATCGAAAAGGATTGCGAGGTGGTCAGGCTTTATGTTGGTGTGCAAAGTTCCTCCGCCTGCTTCCTTGTGCACAGCAAAGTAACCAGTGCTTACATCGACTTCCATCCCGCCGCCTTCGAGCGCCTCGACAGATCCTGGCCGGAGAGCTTCCGCCCTTTCAACAGAAACCCACGCTTCACCCTTTAGCTTTACGCCGTCGACTGCAGAACCGAAAATGTAACCAACGCCCCACTCGTCGAGGATTGCTGGGGAGTTAGCCGAAAGGAAACCGCCGGAGCCTGTTGAGGGGTGCCCGAAGGTAACGGGAACGCCGTTCCAAGAAGGGGCAAAGAACTCGTCCAGAGGGATCGCCGCGCCATTCATAACCACGTCAGAGCGAGCCATAACCACAGGCACAACCAGCCACTCCTCCCCCCGCCAAGCCTTCCTGCTCGAAGCAGCGACTTGGTTGAAGGTTATGAACTCTTGTTTCGGGCTGCATGGACAGGGCACCAACGCGCTCCAATTTGACTTTGCCGTAGTATAAGTGGGGGTGCGTCAGAAGTCTATAACAGGAAGCGCGACACACCTACAATTAGGATGTACAGGGATCATACCTTCAATCGTCTTTAAGGTAAACACTTGGGCGTCGAGCGATTCACATTCGGAGCAAACCCGCCCATCTCCGGCGGTCGAGAACTCTGCTTGAACGACGATCTTCAGGATACCAGCTTCCTGATAGGAGGCTATGTTTGCCTGGTGGTGGGAGCGGATAACCTCTGTGCGAGCAAGAACGCGCGAGCGGGTGCGGCCAATCTTCTCCACCCGGTTCTCGATCCGCTTGGCGATCTTCGCGGTGCCTTCCCCCGCCTCCAGGCCCAAGGCTATCTCCCGCCGGATACCAGCCTGCATCGCCTCGTCGATCCCCTTCAAGGATGTGTAAATGCGCCCCAAGATCTGCGTCAACTTTGCTTGGTGGTTCTCTCGCTTTAACGCCCCTGCCATCAGGCCGATGTTTTCCCCCTTTGGCGTTCGTTTATTGATCTCCGTTTCCGCGCGCTTAATGCCCTTCTTGTATGAGTCATAAATATAGCCTTCAACCCAGCCGCGCGGCTTCTGGTCAAACCCCTTGTCTTTCAGGACGCGCTCCGCCTCCGCCGGGTCGATCAGGTTCCTGTGTACTGATTCCCCAAGGAAGTCGAGGAGCTGGGATTGCTCAAGCGGCCCGACAGGAAAGTCATATTGCTTATTTGTCATAATCAAAGGCGCTTGGGCCATGTAATCGGCCAGCTCAGCGAGCACCTTTTTGTAGCGTCGCTTTACCTCCGCCTCAAACTTCTCGCGCAACGTTTTTGTAAAGGTCGGATCGCGTCGAAGCGCCTGATTGGTCGACGGCGAAAGTTCACACATCAGTTTCAACCTCTGGCTCGCCCCCTCGCTCCCCCTCGTCATCTGCAGTGGGCTTCCCGAACCCGGCCTGGACGTCGGTATCAGCTTCATCGTCGGGCAGCTCCTCGTCTTCATAGGCGCTTTCCTCAGGCAGCCCCAAGATCTCATATCGGAACTCTCGAACCGGCATAACCAGATCGGCTCCCCCGGAGGTATACGCAACAAGCGCCTCTGTGCGCGTCTTGCCAATATCCGCGCGCTCTTTCTCAGACAGGCTCGCAAGCTGATCCCATTCGACGCTGACTGTGCCGACCGGCGGTGGAAGGTTCCCCGTCGCAATCATAATCTCGATGAATGGCCGCGCGATTTTTGGCGCAGCGTAACCGCTCCGGCGATCGTCGATTTGCGCCGCCCAGTTCGTCGCGTCTTGGCTGCTGGCGAGCTCACCCGACTCAGACCCCGTCAAGATCCGCTGGGGCATCCCATGCGTTCCCGCGATTAGCTTCAGAAGGCAGTTCAAGTTGCCCGACGGGTCTGGCGTATCAGACCCAAGAACCGTAGCGGATAGCCCGGTGCCGGCGACAGACCGCCGCAGCTGGTGTTCGTATTCATCGGATTGTTCTTTCAAGCGATCCATGTCATCAGCGTCAAACTCTGCGTTCGCATCAGCAGACCAGAGAACGCCCCTGTTGGCGCACAACCAGAACGTCTCCGCCCCGGAGCCAATGACCTTCTCCAGATCCTCCAGGTAGTTGTAAGACGGCAGGAGACGAGGGACGCCATACACCTCGTCATCGTCGAGGAACTCTGAAATGTGTAGCACGCGAGAGTGGTGGACGGTCAGGGAACGGCTCGCCCCTTTCGTCGCAAGAGTGCTTCGCCCGGTCGATAGCGTATACAACTCAGGCAGTCCGTATCGAGGGGAGCGCGCATCCATGTTCCATTTCGTAACGGTGACGGCATGCTCACCATATGCCGATAGGTACAAGAGCGCAGCCGCCCCTTCCAGCGGTTCATCCAGCTTTGCCGAATCATCGAACCCCATGTAGAGGAGCCCGAACTGCCCGATGGCAGACAGCCGGTCTGCACGCTCCATGTAATGGCAAACGCTTAACTCCCTGTTGAGCCGCTGCCAAGCGCCTGTGATGCTATTCGGATCTTCCGCCCCGTCTTCGGATTCATCAAAGACAGCTGGCGCTTCGCTCCACGTCTCGCGAGGAAAGGCACGAATGATCCGCGAGGCGATCCCGTTGCGGTGATAAAGCCCAACAAAGTCTTCCGCCCGCAGGGATTTCTTCCACCCAAAGGTGACATACCGATCGCGCTGGCCGTCGTGACTCTTTCCAAGCAGCCGGTTCCAGAGCGTCCTTATGAGCCGCCCGTCTGTTTGATCCGTCATAATACCCTCGCTTTGCGCTTGGCTTGCTTGATTCGCTTCTGTACCGCGTATCGTATCGCGTCGATGCAATGGTTGTATAGGTCGATCGGATCTGGTTGAACTTCGTTCGTCGTCCGATCTCGCTTGTATGAGTATAACCTACATTCTTTGATCGTTTCCTTACACCGAGGGTGGATTACAATTTCGCTGTACGCGCGCAAGTGGGCGATCCCGTCGGCAACAGAACCCGGCCACTTCAGGACAGACTTAATGTTGGGGAGGCCATGGCGCTTGAGATAGCTTATCGACTCCGGCCGCGCGTTATCGGCCCTGCTTTCATAGTCCTCAAACTTCGGGATGCGTTCGTTGATGTAGTCTGATGTATCGTCAAGATCAAGACCGACCTTGTACGCCTCATACTCTATCATGAGCGCGCGGCCAGCAACCCAGCAGCGCACAGCGGTGGTCGGGTCATTCGCGTAACCGAAGTCAATGCCGTGGTATGGCCCTTCCCAATCGCTCTCCGGATCGAACTCAGCGATCCTTACTTTGTCGTGGAGGATCTGCGCCTCAGAGTTCTCAAGATAGCCCCCTTCCCATACATGGTTGTACATAGCAGGGTCTAGCAGCTCCTCGTCTTCCCTCCGCTGCTCTTCCATAACGGGGGTGAAGAAAGGGTTGTCTGTATAGTTAAGCTCGACAAATGCGGATCTAGCAGGTGTGCGGAGTCGATACCGCTTGTCAACCGGGCTGCCCTTTTTACATGGGTTCCAAATGATCCAGATTTCGGATTTTGGCGCACGAATTGTGGGGCCAAGATCTCGCAGGGACGCTTCCGGGACGTCCTCCGCCTCCTCGATTATACAGAGATCAATCTGCGCCATCGACTTAATTCCCGACATGTTATGGCGAAGGCCGCGAAAAATGAACTCTGTGCCATTCTCGCCATAAATGCCCTTGTCCATTATCGTGTAATGGCGCTGTAGGAAAGGGTGTTCATTAATCGCGTTTACAAGCTCCGCATAAAACGACTCTTTGATGCTGACTTGAAGCTCGCGAGTGCAAAGGATTCTGAGCTTTTCAGCGTACCCAAATAAACACGCTGCAATCGCAAAGGACATAGACTTGCCGGAGGCGCGACCTCCGTATGCCCCTCTGAAGCGGTAGTACCCTCGTGGCTTCTCAAGCACCGGCACGAGGCTGTCTGGAAATAAGATCTCAACTTCTCGCGAGGCCGCCGCGCTACTCGCCATCAGACTCATTTTTCTCGCGCTTGCCTCTGATGATGATTAGGTTAGGCTGAGGGGTCATACTTCCATCAGCGCTGCTATAGTCGCTTTTGTCGACCAGCCCAAGGTCGCGCGCTATGATGTTTGAGTTGAGGAGATCCGCCGCCGCGCCATCAAACTTGTATTGGCGCATAACGCTGTCAGCCCAAGCAACGGTGTCGCGCAGCGGGTGGTCAGGATCTCTCCAAGTATACCAAGTTTGATAATTAATGCCTACAAACAGCGACATGCCGTGGACGGTCATTGCCCGCATCTTCGGAACTTCCTCAACAACAGACTCGCCCTGGTAGCTTACCAGCTTCGACTCCTTCAAGGGGTTCTCAATTACCCATTCAAAATATTCAAGGCACTTCTCGACAAGCTCTGGTGGGGTTAGCTTAAAATGCCGCCCCACTTTTGGTACGGGGAGCTCCCAAAGGTTCTTCACTTTTTTCTTCGCCATCATAAACTCCATAGTTGTAAATGCCGCGCGACGATCATGCCCTTTTTTCTCAGCTTCGTAAAGAGGCCGCGCGTTTTTTCTGCACAAAGTCAAAATGGAGCCGCGCGCGGTTCGCGTGGGCCGCGCGGGTTTTGCATTCCTTAGAATAGAAGTATCAGTATAATTCAAAATTAGTAATAATACAGTATTAAAATACACATTAAAAAGACACAGAGTAAGTAGTAATTTTTCATTTTTAATATACTTATATATTCAGGAATGCAAAACCCGCGCGGCCCACGCGAACCGCGCGCGGCTCCGGTCAAAATTTCTCGACCTCCATAACCAGCGGCCGCCTCGAAAGCTCCTTGTGGACGGCCAAAACTCGATCCTCATACGGCATGTTTTTATCCACAAAAGCCATACGACTCCGGAACTTACCGTTGCGCCACTCGCTCGCTTCCGGATTTTTAATGGGCTCATAACCTCGCTCATCCATCTTGAAATGGAAGTTCCGGGCTTGCACGGCTTTTATGGCGTTTTTGGTATCGTCAAAAAATGGCCCTTGGATTACAAAGTCGAGAAAATCTTTTGCGAAGATGATATCTGGGGCAATTCCACCATGGATTTCGTCTTTAAATAATTCAAAAATCTCGTCGGCAAGGGTTCGCCTTATCAGGTTCGCTGACTCGATGATTGCCTTTTTGCCGTGCGTCATGGGCGGCGGATCGCCCGGATTAAATTCAAAAATATTTCTGTTACAGAGCCATCTGACTGCTGCATCGCTCCCGCCGTCGTCCAGGTAATCATACATCTCCCTGAAATACAGGTCTGAAAAGATGGGGGCTTGCTTCGGATCGGGGAGGGGGGAGGTCATAACGAAAAGGCGGCGATCTTCGATTGGGATATACATCGTCAGTGGTTCGTTCGTGGTCAGTATTGTGTGGCAAAGGTTCCGGACGTATATCGTGTTGGCGTATTTTACCTCCATGGGAGTCATCTCTGGAGGCGCTGCTAGAAGGGGTTTGAGTTGATTGTAGAAGTTCGAGGCTTTGTGGTCTTCATCGTGCGGCCGCACCTCGTTTATTACCAGCATAACCGACTTCACATAACCGTTGTATTGGCGGCTTATCACGTCCGGCTCGATCTCCGCCGCGTTCCACTCGCCAACGCCCCTCCGGAGGGGCAGCATGGCTGTGTCTTTGCCGATACCTTGCGCCCCTGCAATTACGATACCGTGGTTCACCTTCTCGTCTGGTCGCTGTATCATATGCGCCGCGAAGTCGAAGAAATGCTCATGTTCCAGAGGGTCTGGAAAAAGGAACTTCACATGGTTGATCCACTTATCTGGATTTCTGTTATGGCGGAGGTTCGAGTGGTCTGGCGGCACATAGGTGTTATAGGTAACTGCGCCCGGAATCGTTAGCGCACCGCGATCCGTTATGATTCTGTTTTCGATAAACTGGGGGAGCCCCGGCCACCAAGTCGATCCCTCGACGGTCAGCCCCGTATCCACGTCATTAATCGCTTGGGACGGGGGGAACGGCCGGAGCTGACCGTTGCGCCCGTCTGCACGCGTTGGCCAGTCCTCCCTGGGGATAGCCCCGTCAACCGACTTTGGCCCCATTAGAATGCCTGTAGTGGTGTCCCAGTACTTCTCTTGGATCTCGTCATACCTGAATGACTCCATTGATCTGGAGCGGCGAACAAACATCATCTCCGCTTCGGCCGCCGCTTCCTGAGCGATCCTCTCCAGCTCATCATCCCTCATGGTTTTCATACCTTCTTAAAAAGTTGAGCAGTTTCGCATAGCCGTCCCGGTCTATATAAACGGCATCCGACGCATACGCCGGGTCGTGGTGGTTCGCTGATATGCAAAGGTCGCCTTCTGCTGTTACCGACGCATAAGCGCCATCCCCAAGGTGTACCGCTTTATCACTTCGATCGTTCATCATTTGCCTTGCTCCTGCGTTGGCAATTCAGCCCAGGCTCTCGAAACATAAATTGCATCATTAAGTTGCTGGATTAGCGTTTTGTCAGCAGACTCTGGAAGCGCCAACCCGTTCCCGAAGTCGTCGCTCAGTTCCACCCAGGCGGAGCCATTCTCCATGCACAGCCTTGCTTCAAACCCTTCGGGCAAGTGCTGGCACAACTTTTCGGCTACTGATTGTAGGCTTTCCCCCGGCGCTGATATGATGTTACTCATAAATACACCTCTCTCAGTTGGTAGCGCGTTTAAATCTAGGCTTCTTGCGCGGATAGCCTCCCGCTGCTCTGGATTATAGTTGCTTTATTGCATGAGCTGGTATGAATTGGGCGTATGTGTAGATGTCGCCAGGCCTCCAGAGCTCGATCCCGCCCCAGCTTTCTGCGAGATCCGACTCTCGAACGGATATTGACTCTGGGTGCGCGATCTTTTCGACGGGCTTGAAATATACAAACATGTAATCGCCGCCTGAGCAGGGGCTCTCGACGAACCAAACGCGAACATCAGTAATGATGCTACGCAGGGAGGTCGCGCAATCGCCCATAGGGTCTGTGTCGAAGCGCACCACCCCTCTCCCGACGTCGCCAACTTCCGGGCAGCTCCAGGATGTTATAGCCAGCGCTTCGCCTTGCTTTAAAAGTGCTTCGCCTTGCTTTAATATGCTCATCATTCTTCCTCGTTCTGGGGTTCAAATGTGTAATTATCGAAGCCGTCAGCGTCATCATTCGTCGCTTCCAGCACATCTTCAAGGTCGCTATTTAGCCAATCAGTAAGGCTCCGCCACCCCTTCTCGCCACAATGGCCGTGATGGCACCTAAAAGCGCCATACCAGTCATTTTCTACTTCAGGCAGCCGTATCGCGGCCCCGTTATCGACTCCGCCGGTGTGGTCGTGCGTCCAGGGACACCGAATGTGGATCCAGCCGCTGTAGTCCGGTTCCTCCTGTTTTATCCACCCGGCCGACCGGAGCGTGGAGCGGGTCTCAATGAAATGGCGGATTCTATCTGACCGGGCAGCAAGCTGTCGCCCTGCATCTTTTGGTGCAGACCTCCTCCGCACAAGCGAGAGCCCAAAGGCTGTGGCTATCTCGCTCACGGAGTACCGACGCTCAGGGGCAAAATTGTGGAGCTTTACGCGCCACGGCCGCCCCTCCTCGTCGAAGTACTTTGGTTTGGCGTTTATACCTGCTGGCGGCCTGAATACGCGATTGACCCCGGCTTGGCCGGTATCGGTTCCGAGGAACTTGCGCTGGATGAAAGCTCTGATAAGCGCGTCGAATGTTTCGAGGTCTTCGACGCGCTTATCAAAAAAATACATGGCTTGGTAGTTGTCAGGTGACGTCTCCACAAGGGCAGTAGGCGCGAGCGCGTCGAGGGTCGAGAGGGGGAACTTTGCCCCCGGCCCCGTCCCAACGTCGTCTATCATCAGCAGGAGCCCCCCGGCGAAGTTCTCTTTGCGCCGTCGGAACTCCCCCCGCTGGTTCCGCTTCATCGCAGACACGCAGAGGTAAACGTTGCTCAGGTCGTCGATCTGGGAAACACTGTTCAGCACGATCGCCTTCCACTTCCCGTAAACGTCGCTGTTGGGATCGCCGCGAAATTGCGCCGCTACAACGCGCCCGTCTTCTGGGAGCATAGACCGCATGAGTTCAAAAAAGTCTTCAAACATAAAGCCTCCGGAAACGAGAGCGGCCGGAGCCGCTCCCTTTTGGTTGCCTGGCTTAGAATTTGTCGCCAGCTTCCGTTCCAGAGGAGGTCGCTGCGCCGTCGGGGCTTTCGTAAACAACCTTGGCTTCGCCCGCCGCGATCGTCGCGTGGAAGGCTTTGCCGAGGTCATACAGGTCTTTGCTCTGTACAAACTTCGGATCTGAGGGTTGAACTTTAAGGCCGTGCCATGACCCTTTGTCATTCGACTCTCCAACCGCCGTCAGCAAGATCCGGCTCGCCCAGGTAGGCGGCGTCACCAGCCCCTTTGGCCCCTTTACCTTCGCGGAGTTTAGGAGGCTCATCAGCATTTTCGATTTCTTGATCTGGGTCGAGCCGAGGGAGAGCAAGACCTGCTGGGCTTCCCCGTTCTCCTCGTCGACCAGGATGCCGAAGTGGTTGCGTGTATCCGCGAGGTGGTCGCACTTCTTGTCGTCTATCGTCCCGTCAGGAAGGGGAAAGTACAGCCGCCCCTCGCGGTCAACCACTTCGCCGGAGTCGCGAAGCTGAGCGGCTGCTTCCGGGAGCATTTCCCCTTTGAACCCGCCGTCAGACGTTCCGCGCGGCCCCCAACGTAAAAAGCGACGCTGGTAGGCGCAAGGCAGGAAGATAACGCCCTTCTTGCCGTCATACAGCTTCTGGGTTACTGTATTGAAGAGCATGCCGGCTTTCGCGCCTTCGACGTATTCGGCTTCAGCCTCGTCGCACTGGGGGGAGATCTTCTGGAGAACGGAAAGGAACGGGATTGCAAAGCTGTCCTTGTCCGCAGTCTCCATGCCCGCGCCGGCATCTTCCAGCATAAAGTCCATGGTTGCGAGTTCTTGAGTTGTTTCTTCGATTATGGCTGTTTCTTTTTTCGCGGTCATTTTTTGGCTCTCGTTACGGTTGCTACATCGTATGGGTGAACTGAGAATAGTTCCTCAGGCAAAACAAGTCCCTTTTCCATCTGCTCCTTGACAAAGGCTTTAAACGTCCCAGGGTGAACATTATCGTCCAGGCTGACTGTGTCATACTCTCCTGCGAGCTTATGAGTACACTCAATTGCCTCCTCGCGCTTATCCTTTGCGAACTCGACCATGACCTTGGTTTTAATAAGACCCCCAAAGCCGTTCTCTTCCAGCCACCTTAGCGCGGCTGGTTTTTTCGCCTTCGTGATGGAAGCGTCGATATTCTGCTTCAGGTCGATTGCCGTGCCGTCTTCTAGCCGCAGGCCGGGCAACCCTACTTCCTTGAGAAGCTCCGGGAGGTCGCTGAGCCGGGTCTGGTTATAGGCGGCTTTCGCATGGGCCAGCATATCGGTCTGAAACTTGAGATCGTCCTCTTGCTTCACGAGTAGCTGGGCAAGTTCCCGCACACGCTCCAGGCTGTCTGAAGCGGCTTCCTCCGGTTCTTCTAGCATCCAGTCAGGTGCTTCGTTGCTCATAATGTAATCTCCGCGCAATCGTATTCGCGCCGGGATTTTTCCCAGCGCAAAACTTTTACTGTTGATGTTCGGTCGCTTGCGTAGGTCATCGCCGCCGCTATAAGGATTGGGTCACCGACGCATAACAAATAGTCGTCAGCCCCAAAGTCGTGGAGCTTTTCTTGTAGCTCGATTATTGCGTCATGGATCTGATCGTCTCGATAACTGTTCTGAGGGTCGACGAGCGTTACAAGCTCCCCGAACTTCATAGCAGGCTTCAAGTCGATAGACGAAACCCGCTTGTTGCTGATGGGATCATAGCGAGTAGGGACGCTGGGGAGAAAAACGCGTGGTCTCATTTCTGGTTCCTTTCTGGGGTGGTTCTTAACTGCGAGAGAACTATGCTTGAATTATAACCGCGAGGGAACCCCAATGTTTCCCTTTTTTATTCAAAGATGGGAGGGTTTGTCTAGGTACGCGCGCGAGCTATTAAGCGAGGGAGGGAAATCATTTTATTTATTTTCACCAAACCCCTTTCTTTTTGAATTCAAAAGGCGCATAATTGTTGTAAGTTGAGACAAACCTACCAAGAACCCGGAGAACGAAAATGACCAACTTTACTGAAAGCGATTTTGAACTGGCCCAGCTCCCTTCCCTCGCGGCGGCTCTTGGTATGGATACCTTCGAGATTTCCGCTGAAGGGTTCTCCAAGCAGCGTTATGCAGAAGCTGCTTGCGATGAAGATGCGTTCATTACCGTTCTTCGCGCCGACAACGGCCAGTTCCATTTCGTCTCAGGAGAGTAAAAAAAAATCAAATTATTTTCGCCAAACTGCTTTCTTTTTGAATTCAAAACAGCGATAATAGCTGTACGTTGAAACGAACTACCCAGAACCCGGAGAACGAAAATGACCAACTTTACCGAAATGAACGCGAAGCAACTTGTAAATGCTTACAACGAAATGGCCAAGGAACTGGACACCAACCTCGTTATCCGCTTTGCGAGCCGCGCCGCCGGCATTAAGCGCTGCGAAAAGATCGCCGCCCAGATGCCCGCTGCCGAGGTTATCGAAGTTGCCGAGGTTATCGAAGCTGCCGAGCAGGGATGCCCTTCTTGCGGCGCGATAGACGACCAGACCGCCGCCGGGATCGAAGGCACCGCTGCTGATGAGCGTAACCTTTGCCACCACTGCTCAACCGAGTACTGGGTGGATACACGGAAGGTATACAAAGCGCCCGCCGCCTCAACAACCCGCTCAGAGGCGATAGCCGAGAGCTGGAAGAATGAAGCGACCCGCGCAAAGCGTACCCAGCGCCACGCCGTTCGAGTAAACGGAAACGAGTTCAAGAGCGTCCGTGCCGCCTTCGCCGCGCTAAACCTTCCGATGAAGACCTGCATCAAGTTCCGCATGGCGCTTAAAGCTGCCGGGAAAATCGAAGAAAATGGGAACACTTGGGAAGTTATCGAGGCGTAAAGCCTCCCCTCTCGCGGCCAAGGATGGCCCCACCCAAACCTGGAGAACTATTATGACCCCTGAACAAAAGCAGTTCCTTGACGCCCTTCGAGAGTCCGGAGAGATCAATATGTTTGGAGCCGCGCGGCCGCTCGCTCGCGCTTTCGACTTAACGCGAGAGAAGGCCACCGACGTCCTCCGCGAGTGGATGAGAACCTTCGACGAGTAACCGACAAACGGCTTTCCTTTTGCTTTTTAATCGGCCATAGTTACGCCCCTGACCAAGAACTTGGAGAACTAAAATGACATCAACTATTCTTACCCACGACCAGATCCGCGCGGCCGCCCCGGCAGCCTTCGCCACGCAGGAGTCGTTAACGATGAGTGAGCGTTACAACTTCGTCAATACCGCGAGCATTTTGAAGAAGCTCGAAGGCAACGGGTTCTTCCCCGTCCAGGCCGCCCAGCAGACGCCGCGCGAGCGCAACCCGCTCCACGTCCAGCACTCGATAGTCCTGCGCCCGGACGATTATGACGTTGCGGAGGGGGAGGTTGTCCCGCAGATCCTCCTGGTAAACTCGCATAACGGCCGCACCAAGCTCCGCATTTTCGCAGGCTTTTATCGCTTTGTTTGCGCGAATGGGATTGTCGTTGGTGATGATAAATTTACCCTTGAGGTTGGGCATGCCGATCGAGTCGCGCAAGGGGTTGATGAGTATATTGAACGGTTTGGTTCGCAAGTAAGCGACTTGAACCTGCGTATGCGTCGGTGGTCTCAGATCCAGATGACGAAAATGGACAGCCTTGCCTTCGCTCGCGAAGCTGCCGAGATCCGCTTTGGGTCGCAGATGAAAACTGCATTCGACCCTTCGGACGTCCTCGAAGCGAAGCGAACGGAAGATGAAGGGCAGACGCTCTGGCAAGTGTTTAACCGGGTACAAGAGAATGCGATGAAGGGAGGGATTAAAGGCAAGACCGCTTCCGGACGCCCCACGACTTCGCGGCCGGTAAACGCGATTCACGCTGACATAGATTTTAACCGCAGCCTCTGGGCGCTCGCTGAAAGAGTAGCCGAAGCTGCATAACTAACCGCGCGGCTCCGGCCGCGTCTTTACTTAGGAGAGCCCCATGGGCAGGAATCAGGTTTACACAGACGATACAAAGGTTGCCGTGCGCGCGGCCCGGAGCAAGTCGAGGCTTCAGCAAGGTTCCGATCGTCGAGCGATCATCAACCACCTTATTGACGTTGGCGGGCAAAGTTCCCTCCTCGCGATCGACGAGCACTTTGGATACGAAATCCGCACAAAGGTCGCTGCGCTTCTTAAAACGGGTTGGCTTGAGGTGGTAGAATGATTGTTGGTGCCGGGCTTGCCGGTCTCGTCGTCTCTCACATGTTCCCCAGGCACGAGATTGTGGAGGCCGCCCCGGAGCCCATCGAGAATCACAAGGCTCTTCTGCGCTTCCGTAGCGACGAGATAAGCAAGCTGACGGGCATCGACTTCCGCCAGGTTCGCGTTCGGAAAGCGATTTTTGACGGCGAAAAGGAAGTGCCGCCCAGCGTTCGGAACACGAACCTGTACAGCTTGAAATGCCTTGGCCGGATCGAGGGGGAGCGAAGCATATGGAACCTCGACCCATCGACCCGTTATGTCGCGCCTGAAGATTTCTACTCGATGCTTATTGAAAGCGCGCATAAGCGGATCCAGTGGAATACGCCGGTGGACTTCTCGAACCTCCAGAACCTCGACCCGACGATCAGCACAGCTCCTCTCGATCTCGTCTGCAAGCAATTGGGTATTGAGCCTGGGGTAGTCTTCGAGCGTTCCCCAATCACCGTAAAGCGATTCAGAGTGCGGCTCTGCGACGCCTTCCAAACAATCTATTTTCCGGAGGATGACACAACGTTGTATCGCGCTTCAATTACCGGCAATTTGCTAATCTGCGAGTTTGCTGGCGAGCCCGCCGGGCAATGGGGTATTCAAATTGCGCGAGCGTTTGGGCTCCCCCTTTCGTCGGGTCTTGCCGAGATTGGGGAGACGTCTCAGCGTTACGGCAAGATTGCGCCTATTCCCAACGGCATTCGCAAAGGCTTGATTGCAGAGTTAAGCGTGGAGAGAAACATATTTTCAATCGGCCGGTTCGCGACTTGGCGCAACATACTTCTTGACGACCTTTTGCAAGATGCTGTTGTAATCAAGAAGCTCTTAAACTCCCACAAATACGATCGCCGAATCATAGCATCATAAACAGAAACTGGAGAACTAACATGGCACAAGTAACTTTGATTGACTATACAGGGAACGGACGCGAAGACGAGGCTTGGCACGCGGCTCACCTTCTGATGTTTACGAAAGCGACCCGCTTGAACCTTTCCCAGACCCTCTTGCAAAAGATACAGGAGATGACCGAGGAGGAGATCTTGGCGGAGTTGGGCTACATGGCGAAGACGATTCCAAGCAGCTGGGAGTTCGTTGACGTTACCTTCCTGATCTCCGGAGTATCGCGCGCGGCGGCCCAGCAGATTACTCGAACGCGCAACGCCTCTTTTGCTATGCAGTCGCAGCGAGTCACCGACGTTTCTGACTTCGGGTTTGTCAACCCGTTCGAGGATGACGGGGACAAAGGAACGGCCGGGCTGTTTTTCGAGTTCCAATCAGCCGCCCAGGACTGTTTTGATTCATATAAGGATCTTCTATCAGGAGGAGCGCCCATGCAAGACGCCAGAGGCATCCTCCCCATGGCTTCAAAGTCCAACCTTGTCGCCAAGTACAACCTCCGGTCGTTTGTGGAGCTAATGCGCACGAGAGCGTCCCTGCGCGTCCAAGGGGAGTATAGTGACATAGCAGACCAGATGAAGCTCGCGGTGCTCGACGCTTGGCCTTGGTCTGCTACATTTTTCGAGTCACCTCACCAGAAGGCAATCGACATTCTCGAAGCGGTCGCGACTGAGGAGGGTATCGAGCCGGGCAAAGGTATCGGCTGGGACATCGCAAAAGCAATCGACCTATTGAGGAAGTAACATGGCCGCCCAAGAATTTGCTTTATTTGATCTTGACGGTTGTTTGGCAAACGACCTTAACAGGCAGAGCCTTCTGCCGCTGCCCGGCTCGCCTTCGGACGCTTATGACGAGTATCACGAAGCCTCCTATTCAGACCGGGTTTGTAGGCCGGGAGAACGCCTGCTGGAGAAAGCGCTGCAGGAAGGTTTGGTGCCTGTGTTTATAACCGGCCGCCCCGCAAAGTTCCGGGAACTGACTCTGGACTGGATCAAGAAATCTTTTAGCATCGTGTCCCCTGTTCTTTTGATGCGCCCGCAGAATTTTGAAATGGGGTCGCCACACCTCAAGCTGCTGCTTTTGGGATCGCGCGGCTTCCGCCCGGAACGTATCGGGATGGCTGTCGACGATCGAGACGATGTTCTGGAAGCGTACCAGAGGTATGGCATTATTGAATCAGGCTTGTTTAAATCCACCCTGGAACTCAGCCGCCCGTTCTGCGAGGCAAGCAGACCTCCTGAGGCGCATCAGGAGCAGCAGTCCCCGGCGGCTTACCTAGTCGAAGGGGCAGAGGTATTCAAGCGAAGCGGAGGCGCATACAGGGATGCATACCTCGTTTATGGCGACGTAATGGCCGCGCTGTTCCCGGAAGGCTTCGCCGCTCAAACCGTCGAGGACTGGCAGCGGCTGGGCGTCTTTAATCAAATCATGACAAAGGTTGTACGCTACGCCATGACGCTCGAACGCGGCGGCCATGCCGATAGCGCGCTTGACATTTCTGTTTACGGGGCAATGCTCCGCTCAATTACCGTCGAGGAGAAATAAGATGACTGTACAAGAACTGTTTAAGCTGGGTATGAAGCGCGACGTCGAAAGCATTTTGGAACCCGGCCCTGGAGAAGCCCTGAACCTTGGTGCGGGCAATACGGAATACGATTGGGCAACCCCTCTCGACCTCCCGACCTGGGACGCAGAAACCATGCAAATCCCAAGGGCTGACGAGAGCGTGTCTGCCATTTACGCCTTCCATTTTCTTGAGCACTTCCACGGAAAGCGTACAATCGAAATCTTGCGCGAGTGCGAGCGCGTTCTGGTTCCTGGTGGGCTTCTTACTGTCGTTGTTCCTCACCGCCTTGGCGCTATGGCGTTTCAAGATCTCGACCACAAATGCTTCTGGACAGAGGAGACGTGGAAAACGCTTCTTGGGAATTCATATTATGACAAGCACGGCGAATGGAAGCTGTCGCTTCGGTTTAATATGATCGCCGGGATCGCGGAGCGGAACCTTTGCCTCATGTCGCAGCTTGTTAAGGATGGGGAACGATGAACCTGTTTGCTGTTTTCGATACAGAGACAACCGGGCTCCCGAAGCACCCAAAAGCAAAGGGGGCTGTCCAGCCGCGCGTTATCGAGTTTGGGTGCGCGCTTGTCGACGCGACGGGGAAAATCCACGACGAGTTCGAGTGCTTGCTGGATCCGGGGGAACCCCTCCAGCCGATCATAACAAAGATTACAGGGCTCACCGATGAAGACTTGAAAGGGCAACCGACATACGCGCAAATGGCCGTCGAAATAAAAGCCTTTTTTGCGCGCGCGGCCGCCGTTCTTGCCCACAACTTGCCTTTCGACTCGACCCTGCTGGATCTTGAAGAGCAGCGGCATACCGGGGAGGTGTTCCCGTTCCCCCTCCATAGAATCTGCACAGTCCAGGAGAACGCTGAGAGCTGGGGCAGGCGGCCCAAGCTAACCGAGGTGTACGAGGAGGTTACTGGTGAGAAGCTCCCCCAGTCCCACAGGGCTCTGGACGATGTACACGCCCTTATCACAGTTTGTATCAAAACAGGTATTCTTTATGAGCTCGATGCCGCAATTAAAAATCAGGACTGAGTACAGCTTCCGGAACGCTTTTGGGCCGGTTGATAAGGTAGCGGAGCGGCTGTCTGAAATTGGTTGCCGCGTTGCCGGGATGGTAGATGACCCCGGAACGTGGGGGCACGTTGCTTGGGACGCTGCTATGGAAAAGCATGGGATCTCCTCCGCGCTTGGCGCCCAGTTCGTTATCCCCACGGAGGACGGCCGCAAACCTCGTTGCTGGGTGCTGGCCGTCGACCTGCGGGCATTCTACCGCCTATCGTCTAGCAACCCGTCAACGTCACGAGAGATGGTGGAAGCGCGTGGGGTGATTCGCTTTTCTGGGAGCGCGCTCACCGACCCAGAGGCGTTTGACTATATCGACCTCAACCCGCGCTCGATGACGGCGTGCCGCGATAAAATCGCGCTGGCGAAGCGAACTGGGAAGCCTCTTGTTTTAACGTCTGATAACGATTACCCAGCGCTGGAGGATCGCGACCGCTTCCTGGCGTGGGACGACTCGAAGAAGATGACCCCGCAGCACATCCTCGACGATGACGAAATGCGCCGCGCGTTCTGGTTCCTCCCCGACGCCCTGTACGCGGAGGCTCTTCAGAATACCTTTGCTGTAGCAGAGTTGGTCAGAGGCCAGAGGCTTGAGGCCGCGCCTATGATCTGGGCTCCGGGAGATCTCCCTGCCGAGGTCAGGAAAGGGCAGCTCACCCGGCTGTCTCAAGGCGTAATTGCCGAGTGGACAGACGAGTATGAAGCGAGGGTTGAACGGGAGCTGGAATTGATTGCCCGAAAAGATTACGCGAGTTATTTTTTGATCGTTGCGGATCTTGTTATGTGGGCAAAAAAACGCATGCTGGTTGGCCCCGCGCGCGGCTCCTCTGCAGGCTCTCTGGTGTGCTACCTGCTTGGCATTACCGAAGTAGACCCGATTGTCCATGGGCTTATTTTTGAGCGGTTCATAGACATCAACAGGGACGACCTTCCAGACATAGACATCGACTTTAACGACCAGAAGCGCGATCAGGTATTCACATACCTCGCTGATAAATACGGGTCAGAGAACGTCGCCAAAATAGGCTCTGTAAACCGGCTGAAGCCTCGCTCTGTTATGGCGCATGCGGGGAAAAAGTTGGGCATCCCTGCCGGCTCAACCTTCGCCGTTTTAAACGTGCTGGTTGAGCACTCCTCCGGCTCCTCGCTTTATGGGCAGGCGCTAAAAGATACCATGGACAATACGAAACCGGGGCAGGCGTTCAAGACCCGTTATCCGGAGGCGCATTTGATCGGGGAACTCGAAAACCACGCCAGCCATTCAGGAGTACACGCCGCCGGGATCATTGTGTCCAACCAGCCTGTGATTGAGTTCTGTACAGTAAGGAACGGGGTTGCCCAGATCGACAAAAAAGATGCCGAGGTATTAAACCTGTTAAAGATCGACGCACTGGGGCTCCGAACGCTTGGGGTGATTGAGGATTCTGGTTGCGTTACGAATGAAGACCTGTATGCGATGACCTTCGATGATCCGGAGGTTCTCAAGATTTTTGATGAGGAGAAGTTCTCAGGCTTGTTCCAGTTCGAGGGAGCCGCCCAGCGCCGGGTGTCCGTTCAAATCCCGATTACCAGCTTCAAAAAGATCGACCACGTAACAGCGCTGGCGCGACCCGGCCCCCTTGGTGGGGGAGCGGCCAACACCTATATAAACCGGAACCTTGGCCGCGAAGCTGTCGCCTATCGCCACCCCTCCATGGAAGCGTACCTTTCCGAAACCCAAGGGGTTGTTCTCTACCAAGAGCAGGTCATGCGGATTGTTCGGGAGATCGGCCAATTCAGCTGGGAGGAGACAAGTATTGTCAGGAAGGCTATGAGCGCGAGTAAGGGCAAAGAGTTCTTCAATGAGCGCGCGGATAAGTTCGCAGAGGGGGCAACCGCCCAAGGGATCTCCAGCGAGGATGCCCACGGGATCTGGGAGGAGATCTACAACTTTGGTGCTTGGGGCATGAACAAGTCGCACACGACCTCCTATGCGATGATCAGTTATTGGTGCGCCTACATGAAGCGGTATCACCCGATTGATTACGCGGCCGCCTGCCTGCGGTCTGCTAAGGATGACGAGCAATCTGTTGAGATCCTCCGGGAGCTAGTCACCGAAGGCGTCCCCTATGAACCTTTTGACCCTCTCCTCTCAGAGCGGAACTGGGCAGCCAAAGATGGGAAAGTGGTTGGAGGCTTCACCAACCTCGTCGGTATCGGCCCGGTAAAAGCGCGCAAATATATTGAGAAGCGCGAGGCTGGCGGATTGACTGAAAAGGATCTCGCTGACCTCGCGAAGCGCACGACGAAACACACAGACTTGTATCCTGCGCACACCTTGTACGGGGACATATACCGCAACCCGGATAACTACAACATAAGGGGTAGGGTCAGGCAGTTTGTCGAGCTTCACGACCAGGAGAGCGGCTGTGTCGTCTGTCGCCTCGTCAAGAAGTCGCGCCGGGACGACAACGAGAACGTCCTGATCAATAAGCGCGGCGGCGAAGTTCGGAAAGGGCAAACGCTGTTCCTCGACATGTTCGTTGTAGACGACTCCGCGAGCAAGCCAGTCACCTGTAGGATTAGACCCCGGAACTGGGACGCTTTTGGGGAGGTTGTGGCGGACAAAGCTGTGGATGGAGAAGACTGGTTCTTGATTCGCGGCCGCTGGCTTAAAGACTTTTCCATGATGATTGTCGAGAGGGTAAAATGCCTCACGAACCCGGAGATGTTTTCATGAGGAAAAAAGAGCAGCGCCTTTGGGATTCTCTGAAGCGGAACAAGCCGCCGCACATCGAGCTGGAGAGGATCGAGAACCTCGTGGGCGAAGGCATCCCGGACGTTCTCGCAACGGCAATGCGCCGTATGTGCTGGTTGGAGTTAAAAGCGGCAACCCTCCCGGCTCGATCCACAACCAGGCTCTTGGGCCCAGAGGGGCTCCGCCAGAGCCAATTAAACTGGGGGGCTATCGCGCGCCGGTTCAGGCTCCCCGTTTATGTCCTTATCAGGGACGATCGAAAGCAGCTGTTCATGGTACACTGCGACCACTTCGAGGCGCTTAACAATATGACCGTGGGAGAAATTATTGACGTTTCCGTTGCCTCGACTTGGGCAGAGATTTTTGACACTTTGACGAATGGATCTGAACATGAAGACTGAACCGATGGCACACCAAATAACCGGCGGCAACCTCCTCGCGGCCAACCCAGGATTTTATGGATTAGGAGCGGAGCAGGGAACCGGCAAGACGTGGATGTTGTTAGCTGACGCGGAGGCCCAGTGGAAGTCGGGAAAGGCAACTGCAGTGCTTGTAGTCGCTCCAAAAGGCGTTCACACAAACTGGATCCGCCGCGAGATCCCGCTTCACATGGGCATTCCGTTGCGCGCTGATTATTACGCCTCTGGAGCTGGGAAGCGCAGGACAAAAGCGTGGGAGGCGCTGCTGGAAAGGGATGACCGCTGGCTGACTATTTTCGCAATAAATATTGACGCGCTTAACACCCCGAACGGGTATAAGTTCGCTGCCCGGTTCTTGAAGGCGCACAAAGCGATAATGATCACAGACGAGTCGAGCCGGATCAAGAACCCCGGAGCCGCGCGAACCAAAAAGGCAATAAAGTTGGGGACGCTCGCGATTTCTCGCAGGATCGCTTCCGGGACGATGATGACCCAGGGGCCACAGGATGTCTTCTCTCAGTTCGAGTTCCTCTTGGAAAGCGGTGGTCTGCTTGGTACAACATCGTATCGGGCATTTGTCGCGGAGTACTGCCAGACGCTCCCGCCCGATAATCCGATTGTAATTGAAGCGGCCCGAAAATCGGGGTTTGCCCCTCAGATTATTGCGCGCGACCCTACTGGCCGCCCCATCTTCAGGAACCTTGAGCGGCTCCGGGAGCTTATGAGCCCTTACATATACAGGGTGCTCAAAAAAGACTGCCTGGACTTGCCGCCCAAGGTATACAGCAACCATTACTTCGAGCTCCCACCCTCCCAACGGAAGGTTTATGAAGCAGCGCTTCATGAGCTTCGATACGAACGCGACAACGGGGCAATCGACAAGTTCAGCGCGCTTACAAAGCTGAATAAGCTGCGCCAGATTACTTCCGGGTTCATTATGCTTGACGGCGTAGCGACCGCCCTGCCAGAAGACTCAGCCCGGCTCTCCGCGTTCAAGGATCTGGTGGAGGATGTCGATGGCCAATTCATCGTCTGGGCAGTATACCGGGAGGAGATCCGCCAGATTGCAGAGGCGCTACGCGCGGCCGGGATCTCCACAGTCGAGTACCACGGAGGCGTAAAAGAGAAGGCGCGCGAGGAGGCCGTTGACGATTTCCAGGGAGGCTCTGCACGCGCCTTCGTGGGGAACGCCCAGGCTGGAGGTATCGGGTTGACGTTAACCGCTGCCGAAACGTCGATCTATTACAGCAATGACTTCTCGCTGGAGCTTCGCCTTCAGTCAGAGGACAGGAACCACCGGAAGGGAACGAAAGGGACTGTGCGTTATATCGACCTTGTAGCGGTCGACTCGATCGACGAAAAGGTGGCCAGCGTTCTCCAGAGTAAAAGCGAGGTGGCCGACTTCGTGATGAATAACCTGTAAAAAAACAAATTATTTTCGTCAAACCCCTTTCTTTTTGAATTTAATAGGAGCATAATTGTTGTAAGTTGAGACGAAACATACAGAACTGGAGAAAACGAAATGGCTAAGATTAAAAGCGTCAAAATGGATTCAGCATACGCCGCTCTCGATAGCGCAAGCAACGACCGTAGCGAAAAGAATGACTGTGCTGTAAAAGCGGTCGCTGCCGCTACAGGAGAATCGTATACCACAGTTCACGACATGATGATGCTTCTTGGCCGCGTAGATGGGAAGGGAACCTGCACCGCGATAATCCATAAGGCGATCCGGAAGCTGGGCTACAAGTGCGTGGACAGCGACGGCGAAACGGTTGATGCTTACTCTTGCGAGCCGTTCGCCACAGAATATTTCACAGACCAATATCCCGGAGCGGGCAAGAAGTTAAAAAGCGTTACAACCCACCACCCGGATCGCTACCCAAACTGCCCCGTCTGGAAGGGTCGCACTTTCCTGATGCTTACCGCTGGCGGCCGCCATATCGTATGTATCAGGGATGGTGTGAATATCGACTGGACGCGCGGCAAGGCCCAGCGCGCTGTAAAGATCTGGGAAGTTCTCCCAGCGTAACGAGACCGCCCGGAGAAATCCGGGCAAATTTATTTTCGTTTTTCTTTTCAAAATGCTTTCTTTTTGAATTCAAAAGGCGCATAATTGTTGTAAGTTGAGACAAACCTACCAAGAACCCGGAGAACGAAAATGAAAGTTGAAATCCTAGTTTACAGCAACGATGGCAAGCGCGTAATTAAAGCGATCGAAGGGGAGCAGGTTGGAGTAACCAAGAGCGGCTTGATCAAAGTTCTTGTTGGAACCAAAGTGAAGTGCGTTTCCGCCCGTACCGTGAAGACCCTTTAAATACAGAACCCGGAGAACGAAAATGGCATCTTTTACCAAAGCATACAAAGTTCAGCCTACAGATCGCCAGCGTGAGTCCCTTGGTCGCGCTTGTTTAGCCTCAGTAGGGTTTTGGGTTAACTCTGAAAAGCGCGATATATACATGACAGTTAGCCGCGAAGAAGCCAAAGGGGGCATCGCTGCCATATTTGTAGAAAAAATAGAAGGTAGTGATTATGAGTTCCCGCTGGGAGAAGTATACATTGGTCAACGCGGCGGAATAAATCGTAACACTTTAATGGCATAGGGGCTTCGGCCCTCCCCTACCCAGAACCCGGAGAACGAAAATGAGCGCATACGACGAGATGACAAATGCCCTGAGACTTGAAGCGGCCCTTAAAGAAGCTGGGTACAGTTCCGAAGAAATCGACCCGACCAGGTTCGCATACGCGACCGACAACAGCTGGGTTTTTGTTCACTACGGCGCTAATGATACCTACACAGTCAGCGTATTCTACAAGCCCAGCTGTATGGAGGTGGGAAAGTTGGGCCCGGTTGTACAGGCCGGTATCCCGCTACTAACAGAAGCCAACCGGATTGCCAGGATGTATGTACACAGGCAGGAGCGCGACGCGTGAAGGCCGTCATCATCCTCCTCGCGTTCGCGCTGGCCGGTTGCGAGGAGCCGCAGGCAATGGCTGACCAGTACTGTGAGATGGTCGAGCTTCACAAAACCTCCGGCGGCGATTACGGCTGGCCGGACTACAACGAGAACTATGATGAGAACTGTAATGAGTGATTCAGAAGTCAACATCAGGCTCGCGATCGAGATGGTGTGTATGCTCCTCCAGGGGGCCAACGTCAAAACCGTCGCGGCCGCTACAGGGGTCACGCAACCGACCATCAGGCGCTGGCGCACGCAAGGCGTGAATCGCCCTGGCCTTTACACGTTTATTAATCTCGCGGCATACTTCGAGGTGAGCGTGAGCATTCGGGATCTTCGGGAACTCACCCGCAATCGCCGTCGTCTTTACGCGGTCGCAGAAAGTTAGGAGAAAGCCCATGAACATAAGTAAGTTCACGCAAGCAGTAATCGCCCGGAACGCTCCCCACCTCGACGAGCAGCAGCTGGCGGCGCTTTTAAATATGGGCATACAGGAGCTTGATCGCTGGGCCCGTTCGCTCGACGATTCCGCCCTGGCAGATCTCGCCATCCAGCTCCAAGAATGGGAGGAGGAGATGAAACGGCTCATTGCAGCGGATAACCTGCCTTGGGATGGTTCTCTCGTGGTCTCTCCTGGGGACGGCTTAAAGGTCTGGGCCCGTCGTACAGCTCTTGGGGAACGGCTCCCTATGCCCACGACAGGAGGCTACAGGGCGAAGTCGCCGGAAGATGCTGCTTCCCGCATCATTTCAGGCCGCTCGACCGCTCCCGGCGCAAAATAAGCGCCTCGACCCAGCGCCCCGTAAACCTTCCCCAGTGCCGCGCGGCTTCCGGAGAAAAAATGCCGGAGTGCCGCGCGGCACGAACCTGCCAGACCTCGCTTGATGTATCGACGCTCCTGACGTTCGCTTGCCCTGCTGAGAACCCATACCGCCCTGCCGCCCCCCAGCCATGTCTCCTGATACCTCCAAGGGAGACGAGGCGCGACCACCACCGGCCCACGAGCACAGCCAAGTCGAATGGGTTGTACAAGTTGAGCACTTCGATCCCCGGCGGCCATAAGGTATCGCGCCGGAGCGCGGCATTGATCGTCACAACCCCAAGGATCTTGTCTGGGCATAGTTGCGCGACCTTCCAGCAGATAAGCGCGCCGTTGCTATGCCCGATTAGAACTGTGCCGGGCTGGATCTCCCTCGCGATCCTCTCGACCGCCTCCGCGTTGCGAAAGCGAACCCCAATAAGGAACGTCCAGCCATAATCGTCTTCCACAATAGGGGGTGGGAGGAACGGCTTAAAACGATCAATTGTCGAAGCGCCCCCGTCCCAGACGTTGAAGCCGTGAACAAGCCGAATCATCCTCCTCCTCCGGTGAGGATAATAAGGGTGGTTGGCTTCGAGGGGAGCGCGACTGGGTAGACAACGTCCACAGAATTACTCCGCGCGGATTCTAGGCCATCGAGATCCACGGCTGTCAGGGCGCATGAGAATGTCCCGTACCCATCGAAGATTTCCGCCAACGGGATCTTGTACTGGCCATCAGACGTGTCGGAAGGGACAGGGACGGCCGCGAGGTCGTCACAATAAAGCTGGTAACTGGACAAGTCTTTTGAGGCGTCAAACGGCGTCCCGTCAACGCGGGTCGTGGGCGGCTCCCAAGACAAAGTCACGCCCATGGCGGCGTTCGCGATTAGCGCGAGCCCAAGAACGCAAATTCCAAGCAGCAAACTTTTCATACCAGTTCCTCTCGCATGCTCTAGTGGGGGAGTTGGTTGGGGCTCCCCGTTCGTAAAGGGTCACCCATTTACCCACGTCTGCGCACAGCAGGGAGCCGTGCAAACGCCGTTTGGATCCCGACGTCCACCCAGCCGCGCGCGTTATCAGCAGGGAGGCGGCCCCAGGAGGCAATATGCATTTCATTTTCGGAACATCGAACATCCAGATGGAAGCCGGGTTGGTTCCAATCGGGATAGAACCCTATGCCCGTAAAGCCACAGGCAACCGCGAGGTCGAAAAACCGCCGCGCGTCCTCCGCCGTTTCGATCCCTGATGGCTTTACGTCGATTGCGTTGACTTGGCCGTAGCGGTCGAAGTTGTGCTGGCTTGTGTCGGCTTTCCCCTTCGACCTCCCGGCGGCCGCCAGGTCGTTGCTCGTGTAAATAGGTTTGCCCCACAATTCGCGGAGCGCATCGAGCCCAGTCAGTAGACCTTTATTCATCCGGTCGTACCACCCGTGGAACTCGCTTGCTTTAAAGTACTTCATGCGTTCTCCTATTGTCGGCGTGCTCGACAGGCGATTGTTATTGAATTGTTGTCGGAGGCTACCAGGCTTTCAAACTGGCAGATCTGCCAGCTCCTTTCGTCGATTTCCAAAAATGGGAAGTCCTGGCGTGTGAATCTTTCTTCGTGGACAAGAACCTCGTCGCTCAACACCGCAAGTTTGACGTCATTGCCGTCTTTCACACAACACTTCCTTTCGAACGTCAACAACTTCCGATAGATCCGAATCACAAATTCAGTTGGTCGTGAAACGTCGTTGAGTGGAAAAGCATTTTCAAAGTCGACTTCGATGCGGCCGGGCTCTGTTAGATCCTCTCGAATATGTATGGAGCGCGTTGTATCGGGCATGTTTAAAATGACCTGCCCATCATCATAGATTTCTTTTGGCCCACTGAAATCAATCGACCAACCGGCGGTCGCGGTTTCCATAACGAACTCTCGGAAGTAACCGAGTGCGCGTGTGTTGTTGAACAAGTCCGGGTCGCAGTTGGGAAGTATGTCTACGCAAGATCCATAGCCGACTTCAACAAAAGACCTTGGTGCTGAGTGCCGGATAGTAAGTTGTACCGGGACGTCAGGTGTTGAAACAGGCTCGCAATAAACGCGAAGATAAGCGGAGCCCGGACGCCTTTCCGGTCTGCTTACTGTACCGAATCGGGTGATGCTGTCTGTTGGCTCGACGAGGTACGGACGCCAAACAATTCCGTCGTATTCAAAGTCGTTCGCATCCACAGTTTCGGCTTCATCTCCAAACTGTAGCTCCGGCCCTTCTTCGATTATGTCAGGGTAGTTACCACCGCCTACCGGGATGTAAGAATACAAAGCGTAAGGCGGTGAACTCTGATTAAAGTTATTGAAGTCTATGCAAGAAGGCCCGCCGTATGCAGACCAGTAGTTGTCAACTCGAACCCTCTTGTAGCGAGGCGTCGTGGCGGGATCGCTGAGGCGCTGATCCACCACCGGATCACCGACTGGGAATATGCCAGACAGATCCAGAAAACTGTTTCCGCCGTTGTAAGCGGCAGAAGTTAAAGCGCCCGGCGCACTTTCGTTCGCTTCCAAGTACACGCGGCCATCGCCCGGAGGATACGTGGATGGGTTGATGTACTTCGCAACCGGCTCCGCTCGCGAATAAAGAACTTGCTCAAATTCACTTTCCAAATTCAAGTTGCGAGTTGGCCGCAGCCGATCATCTATGAAAAGCGTTGCCGAAATCGACTCAATGAAGCTGGCAGAGATTAGACTTGAAACGCCGTCTTCAGAGGAGCCGTTTACGTCCAGGCATTGTGTGAGGTTGTCAGCGTTAGACTCGCCGATGGGGGTGTAAACGCCCCCCTCTTCAACCAGCATATCTATGAAATAAACATAGTCAATTGGAAATCCTCCAGCCGCGAAGTTTACAATGTTCTGGAACGCGCCTTCAAATAAAGCCATCAGTGTACCACCCCCATAGCCTGCATGAGTCGCAACCCGGCCAGCACGCTTCCCGACGTCGCGATTACCAGCGGGACGCCCCACTTGATAATCCGCCAGCTACCGCTCGCGGCGGCCTGCTCGACCTTTACTTCACCCAGGGCAGACAGCACGGCAATATTATCGTCATGCACCTGCTGTTGGATGGCCTTCATGTCCAGCCGCAGATTAGTCAGGGCTTCCGTGGCGGCGCTCATGCGCTCATGCGCCTGGGCGCTGTAACGATACAGCTCCCGTATGTCCTGCTCGTGGCCGTGGAGCTTTACCCAAATAGGGTCTAGCGAACCGCGCCGCTCTTTCATCTCAAAAGTATCCCTCATCGTTAAATCTTCTTGATGTAAGGACATCAGGCGAGTGGGTCGGCA